CCTGCCCAGTGCTTCACGGTGTTGTGCTAGCGCATCAAACACACCCAAGCCACCTGCACGGCCACTGTGTAACAAATATGTGTTCAAGTATTGTGCTTCAAATGGTTCAAAATCATTACCACTTGTGCCGCTTACACCACTACTACGTCTGTAAATGTCTTTAACTTCAATAACAGCGTTAGGAAGTGTATAACTATTTGTTTCAGCCTGTAGTCTCAAGTGAATAAAACTTTCTTCAACAGCATTTTCACTACGCTGTCTATATTTGTCCAACGCCTTGTCAATAGCAAGATTGTAATGCTCAGGATCAAGCTCAACGTCAACCATTTGACCGCCAAGTCTTAATTCTATCTCTTTAATAATTGTATCACGTAGTGCCATGCGGATCTCCTATACCAATATTTATACATTTTGGAAAACTTTGAACAGATAAATATTATAAAGGATCAAGTATATGCCTAGACTAAGTTTGTGGAAACCCACTAAAACAAATGATTACTATTTTTTAGATAACACCATCAAAGAGCAGTTTGAAATTGGTGGTACTGGTGCCTATGTACACAAATACATTGGCCCACAGAGTCTTGGCGAGACTGGAGACCCAGCACAACCAAACTATCGTGCTGGAGAAGAAGTAGATCCTATTACTGGTGACTTTACAAACTTGGAAGGCGTTATTAACGAAACTAAAATCCAAGACTTGCTGTTTATGGAAAACCGTGATCGTAAATATGATCCTTGTATCTATGAACTGCGTGGCGTATACAATGTTAGTGACAATGACTTTGACTTGACACAGTTTGGTTTGTTTTTAACTAACGATGTCCTGTTTATGACATTCCATATGAATCATATGGTAGAGATTATTGGACGCAGACTTATGCCAGGCGATGTTATTGAATTACCACACTTGTTAGATGACTTAGCACTAGATGCTACAAAATGCGATCCTATTCCCAAGTTTTATGTAGTACAAGACGCTAACCGTGGTAGTGAAGGATTTAGTGCTACTTGGATGCCGCATATTTGGCGTGTTAAACTGTCGCCAATTACAGACAGCCAGGAGTACGCAGATATACTTGGCAATGCAGAACAAGAAGACAGTCTTAAAAATGTTATCAGTAGTTACAAGAAAGAATTGGATATCAGTAATGCTATTGTTGAAGCGGCTGAAAAAGCAGATCCAATTGGAGAAAGTTTAACTGAACACTTATTTGGATTTGATAACACTAGAGAAATTTGGGAATATGGTGAAACTATCAACAGCGGTACTAGTTTCCCAAGCAATCCAAATGAAGGTGATTACTTTGTACGCACAGACTTCCAGCCTAAACGTTTGTTTGTAAGACGTGGCAGCAAATGGCAACGACTATATGACAACGTAACTGCACAGACTTGGAGCGAAAAGACTTACAATGCTGAACCATTTATTAACAATGATGCAACAACCGTTGTTACTGATAAAGAGTTTAGTGAAAGACAAGCGATAAGTAAAGCAATACTACCAAGAGCTGATGCAGGAGGTACTACTGATCCATTAGACGGTCAAATTAATACTGGTACTGATACAGATACTGGTACAGATACTGGTACAGATACTGGTACAGATACTGGTACTACCCCAGACCCTGAGTTATTATATGTTGATACAGACTACGTAGCAGATGATTATGTAGAAGATGCACCGAGTCCAATAAATGAAAATGAGCTATATGTTGCTACTGATTTCGTAGCAGATGATTATGTAGAAAATAGCCCAGAACCGATAAATAATAGTTATATAGTTACTGATTACGTGGCTAGTGGCTATGTAGAAGATTAAGGAAAAAATGATATGACAATTACATTAAGAAACACAAAAGGGTCAGCATTAACACATTCTGAACTAGACGGTAACTTTACTGATTTAGATGGACGTGTAACTACACTAGAAAATGCGCCGGCCTCAACTAACACATATCTAGCAAGCGGTAGCGTTGCTGGAAACACAATGACATTAACACTGAGTGATGCTAGTACAGTGTCAGTTGATGTCACTGACTTAAATAATAGTTCATTTGCGGCGGCACCAACTCTTAGTGCTGGTGTAATTGAAAGTTTTGCAGATTTAACAGGTGCAACTGGTGCTGTAGACCATGATTGCTCAACTGCAAAAATATTTAGACATACAAGTATTGCAGCAGACTTTACAGCCAATTTTACAAATATTGGTTTATCAGACGGTCAGGGTACTGCAATTGCATTAACACTAATTCAAGGCGGTACTGCTTATATCCCTAATGCAGTTCAAATTGGCGGGGCAGCCCAAACAATACTTTGGTTAGGTGGAAGTGCGCCAACTGGAACAGCTAGCGGAGTAGATCAAGTTACGTTTACTGTATATCAATCTTCTTCTACATACACTGTTTTAGGTAACCTAGTTTCATATAGTTAAAGGAAAAAAATATGCCATTTCTAACATCAATTTCAGGATTTTCAGTAGTTTCAACTGGAGCAACTGCACAATCTAGCTTTTTAGCAGATCAACAATCAGGGGGCGGAAGTGGCGGCTTTAACGTTAACACTGACGGCTTTTTTCAAGTAGCACACACAATTGACAACCCTAATGCAACTGGTACAGGTGTCGATGACTTTTTTGGTGCTAAGGTCGCAACATGTGAAAGTTTTACAGTTGCTTCTGCATACAGAGAAGATGATACTTCTAGTACAACATCAAACGCTGGTAAAGTATATGTTTTCAGTAACGCCGACGGGTCACTACTAGCAACATTAGATAACCCAAATTCATATAATACAACTGCCAATGACCAATTTGGCAGGCAGGGTGTTGCAATTAGTGAAGATTATGTAGTTGTTAGTGGCATGGACGAAGATGGACCAAGCGGGGCAAGTGTTGGTGTGGTTTACGTTTTCCAAACATCAGACTGGTCTCTAGCTAGAACATTTACAAACCCAGATGGTAATAACATACAGTATGGTTATGACATAGGTCTTAGTGGAAACTTAGTTGCAGTTAGTGCAAGAACTGGTAATAAAGTTTTTGTTTTTGATATTACACAGTCTACAAGTGGTGGACTTGTATATACATTATCTAATCCAAATGCTAATACTGCTGACTCAAATGACTATTTTGGGGCTTCTCTTGGGATAACTTCTGATTGGATTGTTGTTGGTGCGCCTAATGAAGATGTTAGTGGAACAAACGCCGGTGCTATTTATGTATACGATACTGCTACAGGTAATCTTCAGCGAAGAATTGATAACCCTAACTTAGTTGATCCAGATGGGGATGCTTTCGGTTATTATCTAAGAGTATCTGGAAACAATATGGTTGTTGGTGTTCCAGATATAGGAAACAGTACTGGAGCAAACCGCGGGGTGGCTTATTTAATGGACGTTTCAGATGGCAGTTTAACACATACAATTGTAGGTAGTGATTACCCATATGACCCACTTGGATCATATTTTGGTTATGGTATTGCCATTAGTAATAATTACTTTATCGTTGGCGATCCATGGGCTGAAAATTATAGTTATGGTTACGCATATATGTTTGACGTTACTAGTGGTGAAATTGTTCAAAGATTTACACATCCAGGTACGCCAAGTGCTAGCTTCCCAGACTATGGACATGCTCTTGGATTATTTAATGATAGATTTGTTATTTCAGAATACGGAGAAGTTGTTGATGGTGAAAATCGTTCAGGTAGAATATGGATTTATGGCTCTGGTGGAACAGAAGATAACTTAATTGAGCCAGCGTCAAGAACACAAGGTAGTCCATTATCGTTCTACGGTCCACGTGGTATCATTGCTGGTGGTACTAAAGCTGGTGGTGCGAATTCAAATCAAATTCAATATTTTGATATGAGTACCCCAAGTAACGCAACAAACTTTGGTGTATTAGTAACTGGCTTCCAATCAGCTGGCTTGTCAGACGGAACCCGTGCATGTTATGGTTATAACGGAAATATTGAATATATAGAAACAGCCACGCCTGCAGACGCAACATCCTTTGGCACATTAGGTGATGATCACGGATTGTGGGGTACTGCCACATGTGACGGCACAAAAGGGTTGTTTATAGCTGGTTATAATATTACAGGATCAGGTTGGGTTGCGACTACAACAGTAAGTCAAATTACAGTACAAACTTTAGGAAATAGTACAAGTTTTGGTAATTTAACATCTGCAAGACGTGACCTTGGTTCAGTATCTGATGCATCATATGCATACAGTATGGGTGGTTATGATAGTACAAACACAGTACAAGATAGCATAGAAAGAATTTCTTATGCTAGCGGAGGCACAGCATCTACTTGGGCTACATTGGCAGCAGCCGTGCCCAAACCATCAGCAGGCTCAAATGATACACACATTGTTATGTTTGAAAACACAGTAAACACTCGAACTGGCAATATGGCTACAATTGAAATTGCAAATGCGGGTACAGCGGAATTTTTTGGTAGTTTAAATTATCAACGTAAAAACGCTGTTGCAACATGTAATGGTTCAAGAATTTGTGTTGCTGGTGGTAGTGGTGCTACTTCAAGTGATCCAGGATACAGTAGTACATATACATCAACTATTGAATATGCTGAAATTAATACACTATATACAGTTACTGACTTTGGCGATTTAACTATTGCACAAGCACCATCATCTGGTGTCAGTGGTGCCGCAACTTAATATGTTGACAATTTAAAGATTTCGTTATATAGTATAGCTATGACAGATAAAGATAAATCAACACAGGTTGTTAAAACTGACAATACTGTTACATTTAATATGCCAACAGTAACTAGTGGCACTATCAATAAAAATGCAGTCGCAAAAGTAAATGCTGGATTGCCAGAAATCGAAAATAAAACTCGATTTTTTGATAGAAATAATACACAAACAACATTAAGTCTTATGAGTTTGACCATGTTAAATGGTCAATCTCCTTTTCGTATGTTGCGACAAGTACTTGCTGAAATTGAAAAACGTAAAATGGCTTTAGCTGAATCACAAGTAGCTCATGCAGAATCATTAGTAAATATTGAAAACTTACAACAGCAATTAGAAGACAGTCCTAATGACCATGTCATAGAAGCAAAACTACGTCTTGCGTATGTAAACATTTCTATAATGGAAAGTAAAATTAATGGTGCGTTTAAAGACATTGCGACATTAATGGATGCATATGACTCTCTTAAAGAGAAAAACAATATAGATGATTGGGACGAAGAACAGTTTGAGCGTGAAGAAAAACGGCATCATATTCGTCGTGGTTTTGAACTTATGTATCGCAATCTAATAGAAAGAGGAAATCCAAGTCCGTCTACTATTGAGTACATGCAACAGTACGGTATACACCCACAAGTGGGTACAAAAGAAATTAGTGAGTATATTAAATTTGTTAATAGAGAAATTGAAAAAAATGTTGTACTACACAGTAATCATTTAGAAGATTTTTTAGATGAGTTATCTAAAAAATATTGTAATTTTGCTGATATCACTACTGAAAGAATGTTTGGTAAGAAAGACGTTTATAATACAGACTATATGAACTTATTACCAAAGACAGAAGATGATTCTGAGAGTAGTGATTAAAGATAAATATTGTTATGCAATATTTTTATGACAAACAACTACGCAGATACATCCAACAGTTTATTAGACTGTTTAGCGGTTTTAATATTGAAATGGGAACCAATAGTGATGGCACTAAGATTTATCAGACTGTGCCAGTACGTTATGGTGACGTCAGTCGTATGGCTGCACACATTGTTAAAGACAACAGTGAAAACGTAGTTAATGCTACACCGTTTATCAGTTGTTATGTGAGCGATATGAGCATTGCACCTGACAGACGTACACATGCACAGTTCACAGATAAAGTACAAGTATATGAAAAGAAGTATGATACTGGTACTGGTGAGTATCTGGATGAAGTTGGCGACACATATCAAATTACACGCTATCAGCCTGTGCCATATAACTTGACAATGCAAGTGGATATCTGGACAAGTAACACTGAACAGAAAATGCAATTGCTAGAACAAATACTAGTACTGTATAACCCAACACTTAATATCAATGCAACAGACAATGTTTATGATTGGACAAGATTAGCATACGTTGAACTTATTAACATGACCTGGAGTGTACGTAGTGTTCCTAGTGGTGTAGATGAGATTATTGACGTTGCTACACTGCAATTTGATGTTCCAATCTGGATCAGTCCACCTGCAAAAGTACAAAAACAAACACTTATTCATACTATATTAAACAACATCAATGGTGTTACTGATGACAATCTAGACAACTTTGAGTTAGGTGAAAGTTTCAGTGCAGACTTTAATAACTATAAAATTGTTACACTGGAAAATTATAAGTTGAAGTTTTTAGACGAACGTGCTATAATTTTAAATAGAAATTATGGCAATACTGACAATGACGGCAATACACTGGACTGGAGTAATATACTTCCACCATTTGGTGCACTGAGACCTGGTATTAGTCAATTGCGTTTACGTAGGAATGCTGACCCATCAGACCCAAGTGGCGATGTAATTGGTTCAATTAGTTTTGACCCTGCAGATCCACAAAAGTTAATTGTCTTATTGGATACTGATACACTACCAAGTGATACACAAGGTACAGTGGATGCAATTGTTAATCCGCAAAATGCGTATCCAGGTGATGGTACACTGCCAGCGGCGGCTAGTGGACAACGGTATTTGATACTCAATGATATTGGTACAAGTAGTCTCTGGGGTGTAGACGCAGGGGCAAATGACATAATTAGTTATAATGGCAGTGCATGGACTGTGGTGTTCGATAGTAGCAGTAATACTGCTGGAAATGAATTTACTACAAACACTGCTACTGGAGATCAATATGAATGGACGGGCCAAAACTGGCAGAACAGTTACGAAGGAACGTACAAAGAAGGCTACTGGAGGATCTACCTCTAAGATCATAACGGCTAGTGGTTGTATATTTTTAGCACTAGACACTGGTAGAATTTGTTTACAATTAAGAAGTAAAAGTAGCACACATCAGGGAACCTGGAGTTTCTGGGGCGGCAAGGCTGAACGTAATGAACGTCCTGTTGAGACACTGTTACGTGAACTTGGTGAAGAGATTGGCATGTTGCCAGACTTTGAGAAAATATATCCACTACACAAGTTTACAAGTGCAGATAAAAAGTTTGAATACAATGCATTTGTTGTAACTGTCTTTGAAGAATTTACGCCAGATACAAATGGCGAAAGTGCAGGATATGCTTGGGTTAATTTAGGAATGTATCCTAAACCTCTACACCAGGGTGCTAAAGTTGTTTTACAAAATCCTGAAATGACTGAGAAGATTAAAACAATTTGGGAGAGCAAACGTGATATGAATGATCTCCCAAATTGGTTAGATAGTTTTTAGTTAGTAATAGTTATTTTATCTTACTCAATAATATCTGTAAATGTAAGATTAGATATCTCTGCCCAAGTAGATACATTTGTACCTTCATATATACTGAATCCAAAATATCCAGATGAGTTTGTCCAATTGATTCCTGATAAAGTTCCATAAGTATATACTGATCCGTTAAGCTCATGTACTTGCATTCTTAACGTACTTGCTCTTTTTTGTATCATTATTTTACGCTTAGTTTCATCATGAA